CGCGCGGATCGCGTAGACCGCGCTCTCGGTGATCCCGTACCGGACCGCGAGATCCTTCACCGGATCGCCCGAGGCCAAGTCGTGAACGATCGATTCGGCCCGCGCGTGCCTGAAGGGGTTCTTCGGCACGTCGATTCGATCGCCCCCGGCGATGTCGGCCAACGCTTGCGCGAGGAGCACCGCCTGCACGCCGGTCAACGGCGAGGGGCCGCCGAACGCGCGCTCGCACGCACGCATGATCAGAACGAGGAAATCGTCACTCAAAGTGCCACCCCTCCGGTGCGAGGCCGCGGCTCTTCGGCTTCGTGGTCTCGTTCGGCTTCGTCGGCGCGATTTCGATCAACGGCGGCTTCACCACGGGTGCCCGCGCCGCGTCGATCAGTTGCTGCCGTCGGTCCGCCCATTGCTTCGGCGTGCGCTTGTTCCACTCGCGATGTTGCGAGGCCCACATGGCGTAGACCATGAGATCTAGCGCCTCGTTGCGCTGGCGAATCTGCTGCCAGAAGAACTCTTGCCTGCCCGTCTGCTTGTTGCGCTTGAGCGTGCGAACCTCGGCGGTCAATTGCATGTAGAACGACGAGGGCAACTCGGTTGAGAAGTGCAGATACCCCGGTCCGGGCTTCTTGATATTCAGCCGCGACCACAGCATGTCCTTGGCCGTGTTCACGCCAACGTGGAACAGGCGCACGCCGCGCTTGATCTGCTTGCCTTGGAAGTTGATGTCGACCAGACTTGATCGATGGTTCACCGGCGCGGACGGTTGCGAACTCCCCTTCAACGCGAACCATTTTGACTGCCGCGTTCGGCAGAACTCGTACGCGAGTTGCGTTGCCAAGCCACCGGTGTCGATCGCGCCAAGCGCCGGGGTCAACGTGAAGCCGTCCTCGGACACGTACGTCTGCTTGAGAAGTTGATCCAGAACGCCCCACTCCTGCGGGTTGTTCGGGTCCCCGTAGATCGCGCCGTGCCCGATGACCCACGACTCCTCGCCCACGCCGAAGCCGACCGCGGCGTACTCCCATCGGTCAAGCTGCACGTCGACGGTGACCGCTATTTCAAGCACGCCGCGCGGCGCGGTGAGGAGCGGGTACGGTTCCGCGCGCTGCGAGATCGCAACGTCGGAGATCGAATGCTGTTCCTCGCTGTACGGGAGCCCGAGCGTCGTGTTCCGGAACGTCTTCATCAACCCGGAGTCACCGGCGTCCAGCGCGTCGGCGGCGGTGTCGAAGTCCCGCACCAGCGCATCCCATCTCACCATCGGAGATGCGAACGTGCTCAGATGCAGCGCGACGGTATCGTAGGCCACGCGCTCGCCCGCGCTGCCGTAGAAGTAGCCTTTGTAACCGATCACGACGCCCTGTTCATCCATCCAGCGCCCGGCGACCTCGGCCTTGGCGTACTCATCCTGGTTGAACGTGTCAAGGCAATGCGGGCACGCATACCCAACATCGCGATAGTCCGCCTCCCTTGACCACTTGAATCCCCAATCCGCGCGGCGGGAATCGTCCCATCGCAGCGTCACGGGAACGTCGCACTTCGGGCAATCGACGTAGAACTCGAATCGCGCCTGCGCGCTGCGCCACTCGCGCTCGATGTGGGAAGTTGCGGTGAGCTTCGGTGTCGAGCCGACGATGAACTTGGGAAAAGTCGCGCCCTCGAGGCGCTTGCGTGCGAGCGCCACGGGGCTTCCTTCACCACCGACGTCGGAGGGCGCGCCGTCGACTTCATCGAAGTGCACGAAACTCGGTGAGATGCGGCGGAAGGAGGCCGGAGACGTGGCCCCCAATATCCAAAGGTTAGAACCGAGGAAGGATTTGTGAAGCATCGTGTCGCGCGCGTCGCGCGAACGAGGCATCGCCACCGTGTCGAATACCTCGGCCATGTCCCGAATCATCGGGGATATCTCGGTGCGGGAGAACTGTTGCGCGTCCTCGTCGCGCGGTTGATAGACAACTTGGCTTGACCGAAGATGCGTGGCCGCGTAGGAGACGCACGCGAGGAAGCACTTCGTGAAGCCGAGACGTGCGGCCTTGCGCAGCGCGACCGATTTCACCCACGGGTTGCCCATCACGTCGAGCAAGCCGACTTGAAACGGGTACGGCGTGAACCGGCCCTCGCGATAGCTGGACTCGCGAGGGAGCACGAAATGTTTCGCGGCCCATTCGGCGAGCGACAGTTCAGGCCGCGGCGCCCACGAGCGCAGCGCGTTACGACACGCCGACCCCAACGCCTCGGCGTAGCTCATTCGGTCGGCTCGTCGGCTTCCTCGCCGGCGTCCAGCTTGGACAGGTCCAACTTGACCTCGGAACACGTCGTCAGCGCACGGTCGAATGCCGCCTGCACCAGATCCACAACTTCGGGGCCGAACGCCTCGGCGTTTCGTCGGGTGGCGACGATCGCCTCGCGGAAGACGTCCTGTACGCGATTTCCGGCCTCGGCGAGCGCCATCTCGAGCAGAGCCACCGGGGCGCTCTCGCGCCGCGTCATGGCGTTCTGTAGCTCGATGCGCTCACGCTGAACGCGGGCGAGCAACGCCTTCTCGCGGGTAGCGTCGATCAGTTCTCCCTCTTCGTCGTCCTCGTTCAGGGCCACGACCTGGCCGCGCCCGGACGCCACGCCCTTTCGGTAGGTGGCGATCTTGCGCAGCGCGGCGAGCAGGGAATCGGTGTTCGTGTTGAAAACCTTCTGAGCGCGGAGTTTATCCGCGCCGCCCGCGCTCACGCCCTCGAACGAGGCGATGCGGCCGGGGGTCGCGGGGATCATGTCCAGGGCGAACAGAACCCGCGCCAACTCGGCGTCGTCCTTCTCCGCGGGCGTCACAACTTGGCGGCCCAGGCCGAAATAAATGCCTGCGGGTAGACGCGTGCGAACTCGGTCTGCGCGACCTGCTGGAAGTCGAACCGGATCGAGTAACGCGGCTGGCGCACGAACAGGAACAGGGGCCGGAATTTCCGATCGCCTTGCCGTTGCCAGATGCCCGGAGTTTTCGCGACGCGATTCTTGCGGTTGTCGCCGGGGAGCACCGCGACGATTTCATCGCCTCGGCGCACGTCGCGCTTGAGCGTCCTCGCGTTCGAGTTTTTCGTCGCGTCGCGACGAGCGTCGAGGCGGCTCAAAACCTTCTGAATGAAGCCGCCCGTCACGTTGCCGTACTGGTCGAGGGGGGCCGCTTTTCCCGGTACCGCGAAGTACCCCGGCGGGAGGATGCCGCGCTTGCGCAGGAGGTTTTCAAACGGCTTCGGAGGGCGCGCGCCGCCGTACACCTGCGGATGCAGCGGTCGGGCCTGCGGCGTGCCGGTGCCCTTCTCGCCCGGTGCCCGGATGCGAACGTCCGTGACGATCGATCCGCCGCGTGATGCTTTCGTGATCTGAACGCCGCGGAGGGTGTACGGCGTCGGTCGGTCGAAGATCCGCCCCATTGCCTTGCGTTCTGCGGCCTGTACGGAGGCCGTGGCGGCGTTCAGCGCGGTTCGTTGGGCTTCGGATGCCTTGGAACGGCTCAGTTGCGTGGCGGCCTGCTGGAAGGCCCGGGAATCGATCTGAACGGTTGCGACCATCTGCGGCGGCTCGGGGCGGATCAGGACCCCGAACGCTACCACAGATCGGCGGGGATGTCAATGGTCCGGGGCGCCGAGGATTCGAAAGCATTCCGAAAGTCGGTTGCACTTGACCTCGAGCATGTCCCGTGCGTCGCTCAGCCGGGAGATCTCCAGGCGTGCGTTTTCCAACGCCCGTTCGAGACCGGCGATCTTCTCGGCCGCGAGGTATTCCGGGTCCGCTCTTCGGGGGGCTTCGTTCTGAACCCTATTCAGTCGGGTGATTTCCGCTTCGGCGTCTTTTAAGCGCTGGCGCAGTTCTTTTGCCTTCGCGTTTTGCGCGTAGACCGTACGGTTTGAAAAGTAACCCATGATCATGCTCCCGATTCAAATTTCCCGGCAGCGGAATTGCCGTCGGGTGCACGGAGGCTACAGAATATTCGGGGGCGCCGCAACCCCCGTTCGTCGGCGGGGGAGGGGGTGCACTTAACCGGGGTTATGATCAAAAAAAAAGTACCCCAGCCCCCCGACGGAGAGCTTACCTCTCCTAGAGGGGGGGATAAGTGCGTAGGAGAAGTGCGGTTTAAGCGCACCCTTAGGCGCACCCCCGAGTGCACCCCATAAGTGCACCATGCTTCAGCCCTCCTCAGAGCCGTGTTCGACGCCGTCCTGTAATTCTTCTGAAATACATTTTAATCCCTTGGCTTCGGCAAGTTCGACCAACCGATTCAATTTATGGGCGCTTCGGTTGAACTCGTACCCGTTATCCTTTGCGAGTCTTCGGGCTTGGGCCAAGGCCTCTCCGCGGTTCACCGCCCCGCCCTGATCTATTGCCCACCGGACCAGCGCGTTCACGGTTTTCATGCCCTCGTGGCTCATCGGCCGCCCTCCGGCGGGCTCGAAAGCGCTAGCCGGGACACCATCCTTTCCGATGATCTCCCTCAGCACCGCGGGCCGGACTTCCTGGCCGTCCGCGTCCGTACCGATGCTCGGGGTGACCAAGTCAAAGGTACATACCCGGCCATCTACGATGCCCCCGCGATTCTTTTCGACCGTCCACGACCGGATATCGGTGGCCTGGCGGCCTTCAGTGGATAGGGCGATCACCAAGTCGGGGGCGTCAACGAAAACCGACGATCCACGTGGTGTGATCGCTTCCTTATTCCCCTTCTTGCCCATTGCCTTCGTAGTGTGGTGTGCGAACTCTATAGGTGCCCCGCCGGCGAGCACCGAGCATTCGCGGGTCTCTTTGAAAAACCGCTGCACCGTCGTCGCGTCGTTCTCGTCGACGCGCCCGCCGGCAAAAGAAGCCCATGTATCGATCACAATGTACTCGGCGGCGCAGCGCCGGGCGAGGCGCGAGACCCGCTGCGGCCACCCCGAGTCGGCGGCCAAGTTCTCGAAACAGAATACCGGCCCGCCGTCCGCCTCCTGGATCTCGTATTGCTTGAGGTATGCCGCGATCCGCTGCGCGAAGTCCGTCGACCCCTCGAGGGCCACATAGAGCACCGGGGTTCGGCGCACCGCGTACCCGAAGTGCTCGCGGCCGGTCCCCATGCAGAAGGCGCGATGGCTTAATAGGAGCGATTTCCCCGCGCTCGCCGCCCCCACGATCACGGACACCGCCCCTTGCTCGGGGTTCGGCCGCGGAGTGCAGAGTGGGATCGGTCCGCTCGGGGCTTTGAGATTGACCAGCGAGAGGGCCTCGTACGGGGTATACAGCCGGATTCCCTCCCCCGCCGGCTCCCCAACCGGCGCGGCGAACGCAGCTTCGATCGCGCCCCCCGGGTCCCGAGGCAGGCTGAGCGACTCGCGCAGGTCCAGGATGCTCAGGCCGACGCAGTGCGCGTGCGGACAGGAGTACGCTCCCCGACTGAGCGCGCCGTCCTCCGCCACCGACCGCCCCGGCGGGAAGTAGAGCCCCGGCGTCCCGCCGTCCTCCCCCGAGTGCTGTTCGATGTTCGGGCACACGACCTCGACGCCCTTCTTGACGCGTTGAAGCACGCGGCCTTGCGCGAGCGCCGCCGCGTACACTTCATCGGCCGGGTCGAACTTGTATTCCGGGTTCGGTTGGAGCGCCTTCCCCTCCGCCTTTATATCCTGCACCACGGGCGTTTGCGCCACGCCGCAGGCGATCAAGTGATCCACGAGGGCGAGAACTTGGTCCTCGGTGATCTCCGGACCGGGGTCGAACATGCCGCCTTCATATTGCAGGCGCTCACCTTCCGGATGCGTGCCACAGGCGTGCATCTGCAACGAAGGGGTGGCGCGCACGTCTATTTCCTCGAGGCCGGACTTACTTTTGCTCGACGTGGTGCCCGGCGCGTCGAGCGTGATGCGCTTGTGCATGACCGTCTTCGCCAGGCACAGGAGCGCCGTGCGACCGGACCCTTTGCGGAACCGACGCCCGAGCGCACGCCCGAACCGCTGTCTCGCGTACTCCTGTGCGCACGCAACGATGCGGTCCGAGGCATCTTGATCGTCGACGTCAATGTCTATCATGACCAGGCGCCCGAGGCGGATGCACATCCCGAGTCGCGGGTCCGCCATCCAGGCTTTCAGGTGCTCGCCGGTCGTCCGATGCGACGGCCAGCCCGGCATGTTGTACGGCCCGTTCGCACCGAAGAGGCTCGGGATCTTGCCGTGCGCGTTCGGCAGAAGGTATTCAGTCAGACCCGCCATGTCGGCGGCATTCCAATCTGCGTCAGTCGCGCCGCGGTGTTGTTCGATAGTCACGTTGTTGCTCTCGTCGTTCATTTCGCTTGGGGGATGGGAGGCTACGCGCCTCTCGCTCAAAAGTACAGCCGTTCCCTTGAGGATGTCAAGCGCAGAATTTTGCAAACAAAAGGCTTGCGTCGCTCGAATACTTCCACTATGCTTCGTTTCGTGCGGTGCTTGCCGCGCACTACAACCCACAGAACAGGAGCATCACATGGAACAGAGTCCCATCGAAAACATGGAGTTGGCGTTCGACGTCGTGGATATTCTCGAGTCGGTTGCCCGTCTGCCCGAGACCGAACTGCGGCAGACCACGATCGACTTCGGATTGTCCGCGATCATGGAGTTGGTCGACCGGAGCGTCTTCGGCAGCGCGATCGCCGAGGGCGACACGATTCCCGAAGAACCGCAGAGCGAGATCACCGAGGAAGAGTGCGCGGCCCCGAACCCGACCGCAACGCCCGAAGCCGCCGCACAGATCGCCGAAGTCGTGAAGCGCGGCCGTGGACGCCCGCGGAAGAACCCGGTCGTCGAGGCCGCGTTCGCCCCCGAGGCGCCGGTAGAAGCGCCGGTGGAAGCGCCGGTGGAAACGCCGGTGGAAACGCCGGTGGAAACGCCGGTGGAAACGCCCGCAGCGCCCGCAGCGCCCGCACCCTTGGTCGAAGCCCCGGCAGCACCCGCCACGAAGGCCGACGCGTTCGCCGTCGCCAAGGAAGTGCTCGCGCTCGAGACGACCGGCAAGATCCCGAATGGCACGCTCTCGGGCATGATCGCCTCGCTTGGCGCGGTCGTGTTCAGCGATCTCGACCCGGCGAAGTACGGCGCGCTGATCGCGCAATGCAAGGCGACCCTGCGATGACCCAACACGCCATTCTCGGCGCCTCGAAGGCGCACCGGTGGATGGCGTGTCCCGGAAGCCTGCTGCTTGAGGCAGGCGCCGGGGACGCCGGATCCGAATTCGCCCGCGAGGGCACTGCCGCGCACGAAGCGGCGGCGATCATCCTGAACGGAGGGAACGTATCGGTCGGTCAGGAAGTGGCCGGATGGGAAGTCGACGAGGAGATGCTCGGCTACGTCGAGGAGTACGCCGACCAGATCGAGGCCATTCGAAGCATCGCGGCCTACTCGTTCGTCGAAGTGCCCCTGCGCATCCAGCACTTGACGCACGAGCGGGACGCCGAGTCGACGGCCGACTTCGTGGCGGTGGCGGCGCACCCGACAGGCGGGTACGAGTTGATCGTCGTGGATCTGAAGTACGGGATGGGCAAGATTGTTCACGCCGAGGACAACAAGCAACTCGCGGTCTATGTGCTCGGCGCATTGGCCTGGCTCATGCAAGAGCACCCGGAGATCGCAACGCAGGTCCGGGGAGCGCGTGGCATCATCGCGCAACCACGGAAGGGCGGGTTCCGCGAGACGCGCATGACGCTGGTGGATATCGACTGGTGGCGCGTTCAGATCATGGAAGCGGCCAACCGGGCGCGTGCGGTGATCGCCGGGGGCACCCCCGAAGGCAACCTGCTACCGGGCGAAGAACAGTGCTCGTTCTGTCCGGCGAAGGCCACCTGCGGCGCCCGCTTCAAGTGGTTGTCGAGCGTGCAGCACCTCGAGCACGACGACCCCGCCGAGTTGCGCGCGATGCTCGCGAAGTACCGCGCGCTCGCCGCGGTTGGGAGGATCGACGCGGCGACGGTCGAAGAGGCGCGGGAGATTCGCATCCTCGCCGACGCGATCGCGCCTGCGGCGAAGCAAGCAGGGGATATCCTGTTCGCCGCGCTCAACGAGGGTCAGGTCGTACCCGGCTTCAAGCTGGCGCTCGGTCGCGAGGGCAATACCAAGTGGTCGGTGGAACTCGAGGACATCGTGCTCGCGACCGGCGCCGACGTCGAGGAGATCACCAAGCGCTCGCTCCTCTCGCCGACGCAGTTGAAGAAGGCGTGGGGCCAGAAGTCCGAGAAGTGGGGCAAGGTCACGGGCTACACGTTCCGATCGCCGGCGAAGCTCTCGCTCAAGCGGGACTTCGAGGCGGGCGAGGCGCAGACATCCAGCATCGAGGAGGCATTCAAATGATTCCGCTCGTCGCGCTCCCCTGGGATCTCGGGTTCTGGCGCGCGGATCAATGCGCACAAATTCACGTTCTCAACGAGGAAAGAGCTTTACGTCTGGTCGATATTCATGGAAACTACGACCTACTGAAGCGGCCGTACGGGGACCCCCGTACAGCAGCAGAGGAAGCAGGCCGTTTCGGTGCCGAATGCATCCAAATCATGTCACAATCCAAGGAAACCAGGCAATGAACCCCGAATACATCCGCCCGTCGCAAGCCAAGTCCGAGAAGGCCACCACGACGCCAACCCGTCGCATCGCCCCCGAGTACGTCTCGAACATGCTCCCGTACAGCGTCCGTACGGCGCTCGTGAAGGCGAGCAAGGTCGAGCACCACATCTCGCGTGCGGCGGCCATCGAAACGGTGCGCAAAGCCGCGCACCTGCTGTACCCGCAACTTTTCCGGGAGGAAGCACTGGCCTGACACTGTCTCGAATCCAAGCACACCCAACCCAATCTCAGGAGATACCCACATGGGCCAGATCGTAATTCTCAATGATGTGATCGCACGCTACTCGCACACCCTGTACGAAGCCCGCGCGATGCCCCGGACCGCGGAAAACCCCTCGCCGAAGCCTCGCTTCGGTTGCACGTTCATCATGATGCCGAATCACCCCGCAGTCGCGGAGATCGAGAAAGCGGCGCTCGCTGCGCTGACCGACGCGTTCGGCGAGCAGGCCGCGGCGACCAAGTTGCGCGAATGCAAGGCCGGCTCGTGGATCATCCAGAACGGCGATCGCAAGGCGAGCATCGAGGGCTTCGAGGGCATGGTGTACGTCGCCGCGAACGCCGCCGAGACGCAGGTGCCGGTGTTGCGGGACGCGGACGGCCTGACGGCGCTCTCGTCGCAGAACCGCAAGATCTACGACGGTGCGATCGTGCGCGGCATCGTGGACGTGTACTGGAATGCGCAGTGGAAGAAGTTGCTCGTCGCCCTGAAAGGCGCGATGTTCCTGCGCGACGGCACGGCGTTCAAGGGTGGCGCGGGGCCGCTCTCGGATGAGTACTTCGCCCCCGTGGGCGCAGCGCCGAGCCAGGCGTTCGCCCCCGCCCGTAACCCGCTTGCCTGACCGGAGATAGGCCCGTGCGCTTTCTATGGATCGACTGCGAAACGTTCAGCACCGTTGACATAAAGAACGGGACGTACCGATACGCGGAAGGCGTACGGGTGCTGCTGGTCACCTATGCCATCGACGACGGTCCGGTCAAGGCGTGGGACCCGGCGATCGACGTCGAGATGCCCGATGACCTGCGGGACGCGCTCGCCGACCCGGAGGTTATCCGAGTCGCGCACAACGCGCAGTTCGATCGGGTCGTGCTGAAGCGCACGCTCGGGATCGACGACGCGCCGGAGCGTTGGTGGTGCACCATGATCCTCGCGTACGAGCACGCGCTGCCAGGATCGCTCGACAAGTTGGGCGAAGTGCTCGGGATCCCGGAGGACAAGGCGAAGTTGCGCGATGGCCGCGCGCTGGTGAAGTTGTTCTGCGTGCCCGGGGAGGACGGCCACCCGCGGGCCACTTCTGTCACCGAACCGGCGAAGTGGGAACGGTTCGTCGAGTACGCTATCAATGACGTGGCCGCGATGCGCGAGTGCGCGATGCGGATCACGAACCACGCCTGGACCGAGCGTGAGATGCGCCTGTACGCGCTCGACCAGCGGATGAACGACCGAGGCATTCAGATCGACACGACGACCGCGCGAAGCATCGCGGACGCCGTGCGGTTCATGGGCAAGTATTACGACAGCGAGATCAACAAGGCAACGAAGGGCGCGGTCGATACCGTGGGCCAACGGGACAAGATCATTGAGTCCTTGATGGTCCAACACGGGTATCATCTCGATGACCTTAGGGGTTCGACGCTCGAAAAGGCGCTCGAAGACCCGTCGCTTCCGGAACCGTTGCGCGCGTTGATCGGTATCCGCTACAACGCAACGCGCTCGAGCACGTCAAAATACGAGACCATTCTGCAAATGGTCAATCGGGATGGACGATTGCGCGGCGTGCACCAGTTCTGCGGCGCGAAGCGCACGAAGCGATGGGCCGGTCGCAAGCCGCAGTTCCAGAACATGCCGCGCCCCGAGTTGGACGAGCCCGAGATCGCCGAGGCAATCGAGCTAGCGCGGCTTGGCGGCCTGCACCTGTTGCACCCCGACCCGATGAAAGCCGCGGCGTCGCTCGTGCGCTCGATGATCGTCGCAGCGCCCGGCAAGCAACTTGTGGTCGCCGACTACTCGAACATCGAGGGCCGGGTTCTCGCCGCGGTAGCCGGGGAGAACTGGAAGCTCGACGCGTTCCGCGCGTACGATGCGGGCACCGGGCCGGACCTTTACAAATTGGCATATGCCAAGGCGTTCGGTATCGACCCAAGTGAGGTCACAAAACCACAAAGGCAGCAAGGCAAGGCGGGCGAACTCGCCTGCTTGGCCGGGGGCACGCCAGTGCTCACGGCCGGGGGAATCAAACCGCTCTCGTCCGTGACAGTGGACGATCTTTTATGGGATGGCGAAGAATGGGTGAAGCACGGGGGGTTACTGCCACGGGGGGTCAAGAAAACTATCGACCTCCGGGGCATAAGGGTAACGCCGGATCATTCGGTTCTGGCGGGGTGGGGGACGCAAACATGGCGGCCGGCGGGGGAACTCGCTTCAAACGAAAGTATGCTCCGCTCGAGCCTGGCGCTCGCTTCGGCGCGCTTACCGTCGTCGAGCACCGATACTACAAGTTCCCCAAGCAACCGATGGTGGTCGTGCGCTGCGACTGCGGCGCGGATCCCCACGAGGTCTACGAGCACAACCTACGGAGGGGAAAAAGTACGGCCTGCAACCGATGCGCAAAAAAGAAGGCCGGGGCGTGGACCAAGAAGTACCTGGGGTTCGGCCATGCCATGCCAGATGACGCCCACAGAAGGCGCTTGTGCAATCGCCTGTCCGCCGCCATCAACCGATGCCACTGCGAAACAAACGCGCGGTACTACAGTTATGGAGGCCGAGGGATCTCAGTCCACGACGAGTGGCGACGAGACAAGGGGGCTTTCCTCCTGTACGTGCAAACAATCCCCGGATGGGATGACCCAAAACTTGAAATGGACCGCGTCGACAATAGTAGAGGGTACGAACCCGGCAACATCAGATTCGCCACCAAAAAAGAAAACAACCGAAACCGAAGGACGATCCGGGACATGCAAAACGAACTTGACGCCCTACGAGCCCGTGTTCGACATTGCACATGCGGGGCCACGGAACAGATTCACGGTGATCACGGACGACGGGCCGCTGATAGTTCATAACTGCGGATATCAAGGCGGCGTCGGCGCCCACGTCACAATGGCCCTATTGCTTGGGATGGACTTGGACGAGATCACGCGCATCGGCCTGGACACGATCCCGCAGCACATTCTCGAGGAGATGTTCGACCGCTACGAGTGGGCGCTCGGCAAGAAGATCACGCATGGCCTTGATCAGCCGACCTTCGCGGTGATCTCCTCGCTCGTCAAGATGTGGCGCGACGCGCACCCCGCGACTGTGCAACTTTGGTCCGACCTGAACAACGCCGCAGTCACCGCAATCGATTCACCTGGCCGCACGGTTCGGTCAGGCGTCTTCTCGTTCGAGTGTCAACGCGGGTGGCTCTACTTCACGATGCCATCGTCAAGTGTGCTTTGC